ACTAACACTGCTGCAGTTGACTGATCTGGTGCTAAAGCGACAATTTTAAATGCCTTAGCAGTAGTAGCAACTGTTGCGTCCAACTGAGAGTTAGAAACGCCAGTAGCGGTAGAACCGGTAGAAGTAGATTGAGCTGTTGCAAAAGTGGTGTTTGTACCAACCATTGTTTGCGTAGCTGTTTCATCTAATTCAGCCATAAATAATGCATTTGGATCGTCTACAACATAAGCCATAATGTCACCGCCATTAGCAGTACCAGATGGATAATATTGTGAGTAGATAACTTGACCTTGTGCATTAACATATTCACATCCAACAAAAACGCCGATAGCTCCAACGCCGTTACCACCTAAGTTGTTAGTAGTAGCGTCTGCGCCTGTTGCAGTACATAAAGCGATATAACCGTCCGAGCCGATGTTAACAACCTGTCCATAGAACAAGTTAGTTGCTTCACCAGCAGGGTCAATTTTATATAGCCTTGTAGCGCCTGCATAAGGCATGCCATCAACACGCTGTACAGGTTTTAATCCGTAAGCTGCCATAATAATTTCTCCTTAAAGAATTGTTTAACCTTTGCCAAAAGACTTAGTAGATTTTTTATCAGAGAATAACGGCATACGAGGATCATTTTCTTTCATAAAGCTATTATCAACAGCTTTAGCTTGACCTTCAGCTTTTTGCCTATAATAGGCATTTCTCTGATCCACCATTTCTTGTGGCATTTTACATAAAAGCAGTCCACCTACTTCGACAGAGTCTTTAAACCTACTGTCAGCGGCTGCCGGTAATTTAATTTCTGGGTGTTCTGATTGTTTCACAGGTTCCCAGCCTTCACGCATTTTAGAAGACACATTTAGATTATCAGCATCATTAGCTAAAGAAATTCTAATCCATCTATAAGCCCAACCTGGTTGTTTTTTGAATTCCGGGAGAAGTGATGGGGGTGCCCATACTCTATCCCTTGGTTGAGTTTCTTCACGTACTTCTATATCTCTATCTAATCTTTTATCCATTTGCGTTCTCCGTTTTTAAAAATTCTCTTGCATATTGCTCTGGTGTTATCTTAAGTTTTTTAACTAAAGATAACTGTGTTTTAGTCAATTTCACTTTTTTAGGCGAAGTAGACCTAGTTGCAGGAGCAACAACAGTAGAAGGTTTTGTAGTGCGTTGGGCAGGTTGTCCTTCCAACGATTCAGTTTCCCCAAAGTGTTCTGGGAATAGTTTATGCATCGTATTATCTATACGACGGTAATATATATCAGATGTTGGGTTAATGCCCTCACTGAGTAGTTCATCATGCAGTCCTAAAGCAGTAGCTGTCATAACTTTATTTTTACCAAACCAAGTATTCTTAGCTTGCCAATTTAAAGCTTTTTCATCTGGCTGAGCAGTTTTAGGCTGAAATAATCTTTCTTGCTCATATTGTCTACTATTCTGCTCTTCTTGTAAAGCTTCTTTTGTAAACTGAGGTTTTAATTGTTGAGCTTGTAGTATTTTATATTGAGCTTCACTAATTTTAGATTGTGCTTCACTTATTTTATCTGGATCTCCAGAATCATAAGCTTCACGATATTCCCTTTTAGCTAGTGCCAAGTCTTTATCATAAGCATCTTTAAGTGTCTTAATATAATCTTCTTCTCCAGCACTTAATGTAGTTTTTAATCTATTATTTTCATTAATAATGTGCTGAGCATATTTTATCGCTTCTTCTCTTTCACGAGCCTCTGCTTCTTTTGCTCGTCTTTCGTCATGCCACGCTTTTTTAAGCTGTGCCATTCTTTGTTTAACGCGATCAGAATATTCCTCAAGATTATCTTCTTCTAACTCTTGTTTAATATTATCAGGTAGGGGTTCACGATTTCTATCTTGTGGAGGGGTATCATCTTCCTCTTCAATTTCAAAATCAAGTTCTTGTTTAGGAGCGGCTTCTTCTTTCTTTGCCTCTACCGCTTCTTCATAATCTTCTTTGTCCTGAGGCGTTAAATCTACTTCCATAGACTCATCGTCTTTTAGTTCGTCAGGTATTTCATTTACAATTTTTACCATGCTTTACTCCTTATGCGCGTTCGTAGCCACGTGGATCATCGACCACTGCTTCTACGGTATCATCGTTAATAATGCGAAACTCTCTTCCATGTATCTTGATTCGAGTTCCAGAATATGCTCTAGTGATTACGAAGTCTCCTTCTTTGCACCAGGGTCCTGTTGGGAATCTATCCTTATCAGCATAAGCCATATCACCCATTTTAATAACAAATAAAACCACAGTTGAATGTTCTTCAATGTGTCTTGTCTTATCTGCTTTAATAATTCCACTCTCATACTTGTCATCAACAGAAGGTACAGCACATAAAATGCGATAGCCTTTAACGTCTGGTAATTGAGTGGGTTTTTGTTCTTGTTTAGGTTCTTCGGCTGTAACTTTCTTGCCTTTTAAATCTACAATAGTTTTATTTGGCGTAATGATCTCAGTCATCGTCCATCTCCATATTTTTTGCAAGGTCTGCTATGTGTCTTTGTGCAACCATGAGACCCCGAATAATGCCTGCACTGTATTGGTAATGAGCATAATCAGTTGCTGTACCATCACCTAAATTTTCTAAAATATTTCTGCGTTCTTCTTCTAACTTCTCAGTTAAAAGTTTTAACGTGCTTTCTAACATACGTTAGTCCTTTCGTTTTTTATTTGCCTCGAGTTGTTTATCTTGTTGAACAACATTTACTCCAAGCTTAGCGCCCTCCATCAGCTCATCAGATTTAAGTTGTTTATCTTTCAAGACTGCTTCGGCTCCGAGTTTAGCTCCAGCGATTCTTTCTTGTGAATCAATTCTCATTTTTTCAAGTTCAAGTTTAGCTTTTTCAAGTTCAGCCGTTGTTTGCATTTCTTGAGCTCTAGCTTGTAATTCTTGTTGGAATTTAGCTTGTTCAAGTTGTGCATCAGCCATCATTTTCTGAGCTTTTGCTTGCGCCTCTTGTTCTTTGATTGCTAACTCACGTTGTTGAATTTGAGTGAGTGGGTCTTGTGCTTGAGCCGCAGCTTGTTGTTGTGCAACTTCTTGTTCATTTTTACCAAGTAGTTGTTGTGCTGCTCGTGAAAGTAGTCGAGATACTTCTAGTTCTGCATCTTCAGGAAGAACTTCATTTGGTTTGGGTAATGGAACACCTAATTGTTCTTCAATCTGTTGTCTATATAAGAATGCTAAATGTTCTGCGACGTGAGCGTCGAGTGCTGCTTGTACTTCACCTGCTTTTGGACTTTGTCCAACAAGTTCTTTAATCTTAGGATCATTTGCAAAAGCTAAATGCACATCAATGTGAGCTTGATGATCTTGATAGATAAATGCTTTAACTGGTTTGAGGTTAATGATGTTCATATTTTCTGATACAGGATCTGCAGGTTTCATATTTTTTGTATTTGGTATAAGCTTATCAATATTCTTGACACCCAATACATCTAACATCTGTTTGTTGAGTTCAACCATGTCATAAATATCTGGATTAGCTTGTGCTAACTGCATGACTGCTTGATATTGCACAACTTTTTGTGACATTGTTGCAGCGTTAGGATCTGACACAGGAATAACTTCTACAATATCATAGTCAGATTTTTTAACATACTCATCTCCTTGATCTGGTTCATATGAGTACTCTTCATCAGTATAATCACGAATAATATTTTTTAAGAGTTTAAATTCTTGTTTCATTGCATAATGAATACGAGCTTGAACAGCACTCATTACTTTTAATGTTCTTTCAAGAATTGCAAGTGTAGTTCCAACAGGAGAATTAGCTGACATATCTGATACTTTTAAATCAGCAGCAGAAGCAAATCGTCTACCTTCTTCAATAATTTGAATCATTAACTGATTAAGAACTTGACTTGGCTCTTTATAAGGTAGTGGTAAGATATTATCTCTAATTGTGCCTGATGGTACATCGACATCACGGAACTCAGCTGGAGCAATTGGTGTGTCATCTCCTTTAATTCTAAGACCACGTGATTTAAATCCACCTGGTAAGTTTGATAATGTTCCTGCATCAACTAACTGACGTAGAATCATTGTGCCTGATTTTGCAAAGGCACCAATTAAATGAATTAAACCAAAACAGTAAAATCCAAATCCTGGAACGTAACCATAATGTACAAAGTGTTGACGTTTTTGTTTTGTATCATCATCAGGATTCCAATTACGCCTAATAGCTAAAATTGTTTGTGTAGATCGTTCAATGGTTACAACATATGGAAGTGCAATTCCTGTTTTTTCTCCATCATCTTCATCTTCATAACCTTCTAAATCTAAGTCAATATGCATTTCAAGAAGTTTAAACCGATTATCTGTGGTTGCACTGAACCCCATCTTTTCAGCAATCTTCTTCTCAACTTCTTCTAAGTCATGTGAAGGTTCACCTAATTCTACATCACGATAGAATCCTGCGACTTGTAATTTTCGTACTTCATTTTTTGTCTTACGCATCACATGAGTGACACGTTCTGCTGATTCTAAATCTGAGGCTCCATAAGGAACTACAAGATCTTCAGCAGGGATATACATAGAAACTTGTCGTTCTAAACTTGGATCATAATAAACTTTTTTGAAAGCATTACCTGCTAATCCAAGACCCCACAACATACGTTCATGTTCTGGGCGATACTCAGTCATAACATCTGTAAGCTGATAGTTCATATCGTCTTTTACACGATTAGCTGCTTCTTCTTTAGCTTCTGTTATTTTTCCAATAATTTGAGTTTTGACTGGACCTGCTGCAGGGAATGTTTCAGTCATTGTTTCTGCTTGAAACTTAACTAGAGTTTCTGTTAAGAGTGGGTGATAGACATTACATGCTCCTTCCCAAGGCTCAGTTCTGTCTTCTAATTTTAATCCTAATAAATCTAAACCATCTACATATGTATCTAACCAATCACGTCGTGCAGATAAGTCACCTTCATATTCTTCTAATAAATCACTGGCTAAATTCTGAAGTAAATCATCATCCATTTCTTCGGCTAAGTTATCGCCGAATCCATCATCCATTTCGTCAGGATCAATTTCAATCTCTAACCCACCAGCTTTAATACTGACTTCTTCTGGGTCTTCTATCTCAATCTCAATATCAGGTTCCATGTTAGCCATTTTAGCCATCATGTCATCTATACCTCTTGGTGCTTGAGCTATTCCTTTATCTATATCATTAACTGCCATTATATTTTCCTAAAAGTTTTTTAATTTGTATTTCTACCAAATTTACGATAATTAAAAGTATTAAATTTGTAATTTTTACAACTCTATATAGCGTATAACCGCTTTTGAGCATAACTTCTAAAACCAGGTATATCATCTTCTTCATCACTGGGTAACCTTATAAATCCACCTTGTCTGAATCTCATTAAAGCCAGAGTAGTTGCGTCAACTAAGTCATCATTTGCGCCACTTGGAAAATCATTACACTCTTCTATAACTTCGTGTGCCCATCTTCTATCTGGAGCCCATACTATACCAGAACTAAATAAATCTGAAATAGCATTTACACGACTAATCTTATCCTGTCCTTTTCCTGGAGTAAATTCTCCAACGGGAATACCCATACGCCTGAACTCTTGGTAAAGTGCAGCCCCGTTAGATTTCTTTTCAACAACAAAGGCATCAGGTTCCCATTCTTTATATTCTTCTATGCAAAGTTGCTTTAACTCTGGGAATTCTAGTCGTTTCTTTATTGCATTCAATAGTATTATATTATAATTATTGGTTTCTTCGTTAAAAAATACGCCCCACACGGTCAAACCGTTATAATCTGACCTATTATTTGCCTCTTGAGCTGCGTCTAACGTCATTATTGTAAACTCACAAGGCGGAGGATCTTCTTTTTCCCATATATTCCACCAATCTCGTTTAATTAATGCGCCCTCTTCCGATACTGGGTTTTGTAAATATTGAGCATTCCAATATCGAACATCTAATGCTGCTCGTCTAGACTGTAATTCTTCTAAGGGCCAAAACTCAGGCCATAAAGGAACCTCTTCACCGTTTTTATTTTGTAAAATTGCAGGAAATTCAACAACTTCCCAGTCATCTACATCTTCATTCTTAATCATCTGATTAACAATCTGCCCTGTGAGGTCTAGCTTAGACCATCGCGTCATAACGACGATAATGGCTCCCCCTGGCATAAGCCGTTGTAAGGGACCCGATTGAAACCATTCCCAAGCGGGGAGGAATACATCCGGTTTTCCGAGCTTTGCATCTTGTTCTGAGTGAGGGTCGTCGATGATAAATAGGTCAGCCCCACGTCCAGCAAGAGCGCCGCCAACACCAATGGCAAAATACTCACCATTAAAGTTAGTACCCCAACGAGAAGCCGACTTTGAGTCTGCTTGGAGCTCAATGTTTGGAAACACATCTTTATATGCGTCACTACCCACGAGGTTACGCACTCGACGACCGAAATTAACTGCAAGGTCAGCTGTATGCGATGCCATGATAACCTTCTTAGCCGGGTGCTTACCCAAAAACCACGCGGGGGCGAGGTACGAAATGAGTTCGCTCTTTCCATGTCGAGGAGCAATATTAACAATAATTCGTTTTTTCTTTCCGTTAGCGATGTCTTCAAAGAGTTGAGCCAGTTTACGATGATGATCTCCTATAATATAGTTGGGGTATACATGTTTTATAAAATCTAAAAAGTGTTCTGCCCCTTTTTCCTTAGTTAATTCATTTTTATAAGCTATTAATAATTGTAGTTTTTCTCTTCTTTCACTTTCAGACATTAAAGGAAGCGCTTTTTCTAACAAATCAAGGTCTTTTTTACTAATTGTCATCGTTCTCGACTACCTCTCCCTGAACAATCTTGCCTTTTAGATCCTCAATAGCTTTTTTAAGCTCTTCTTCTAGCTCTTTACCTGATTTAGTGATGTGAGTCACCTCAGTTTTTTTCTTAAACGCATCTACTCCGTCGATTTCGCCTATCTTAGACCATGCTGAAATACGTTCTCTAGCTGATTTAGCCGTTGCTGCCTCTTGTAATAGCCCATTTAATACAGATAATTTAATATCAGCTAGGTCTTTTGCTACCATATGACTTGTTTGTGCAACTAGACCTGATAAATAAGCTATTGTTTCATTAGGATAATTACCAAAATCAGGGCGTAAACTTGGGTTCTCCATCATTTCTTTTGCAATCTTTTCAGCATCTTCAATATTCTTATCACTAAGATTCATAGTATCTCCGTTAATGTCAGCTAAGAGTTTAACTGTGTTTGATCTTAGTTCTAATTCTTCTTGCGGAGTAAGCTCTGGTAATGCCTCTCTCGCATTTTTAGGTATAGGAATATTGTCCTCTATAATTGGTATTACTATAGTTTGATTTAACTCTGTCATGTGTCGCTGTTACACCTTTGAAAATAATTTGCAGCTAATAAACGGAATTGTAACATACTTTATAAAAAAGGGTATAATGTTAAAATGTTTGAGTGGGTATTAGTTTTGTATTTAAATGACAGCCGAGAATATATCGG